CCTGCATAGTCCCCCCGCGTGAACGGGATAAACATCGTAGGGCCCATAGGAGAGGGCTGCGTAGAGCCACTAACGGATAAAGCGGAAGAGATTCTAAACTCTGCAGTCTTTGAAGTGAATGGCTGCCCCTCTGGAGCGCCTAGCATTAGCTGGATTTTATCGGACCCGCAGTAAAGCTGATTACCGAAGGCTAAAGCTCTATCTAATACCTGCACACTTGAGTGACTACTTGCAAGGTCTACAGGTGCCGAGTCAAGGAGTGTAAGAACGGTAGTTCTCCAGAAATTAGAGAAGGCACCCGCCTCACTACACACCGCATTCTCCCCTGAGAGTAAAACAAGACGATTCTTATAATAAGCTACGTCGTTTATCTTCTTACCTACAAATGTAGGCGTAGGGTTTGTAGTTTCGTTACCTGCTAACCTCTCTCCCCAGTTCAGATAAGGGTTAGCCTTAGAGATAGTAACAGTGTCTCCTACTCCTAGTCCTGTTACCTGGGTAGTTAGTCCGACCTCTTCATATAGCTCTACATACTGATACCCGGCTATACTGGTAACAGAGCTAGGCTTTACATAATACCTAGCACCTACTTCAAGTTTACAGGAGGCGCTAGAGGCCTCTATTTCCACCTCTTCTCCAGAGGTAAACGGAATCACGTAAAAGTCTGTTGCAGGATACAGGGTATGATTCGCCAGTGCCACTTTTAGGGTGCCATCAAGGTGCCGCGTAGCGTCTGCATGAATCCTGCCCCCTTCCATACATTCAAAGTCACCGTTAGCTTTCCTAACGAAGATGTGGGGCATAGTGCGGGCATCAATCTCATACTCAAGACCGTCTTCCGCTGTTTCCTCCCAGTGTCCGCTTGTTATTACTCCAATCTCCCCCTCGGTAGCCTTGAACTCTACAGTGTAATCGTCAAGCCCTTGTGATGAGTCGCCTAACACATCGAGAGTCATCCCAGGCAATCCCTTTTCTGGTAACTCTGCAAAGGTGCCGGTGTCTTTGTGATATACCTTAGCGATTGTCCCTCCATGATCGTCCTCTACGGATAGCGTAAAGTCTGATCCATCCTTATGACTAATAGCTATGAGGCTTCCAGACCGCTGTGCCCTACAAGATTCAAAGCCTGTAGGTGGTGAGTTAGTCCCAACGAGACTTACAGTAAGAGTGTCAAACGCGGTAGACCCTGAATCTGGATACCACTTTAGGAAGCTGCGCTGGGAGGAGCTTGTGCGAGGCAACATTGACAAAGTAAAGTAGTCCCCGTCAACGTCTGGGAAGGCGTAGAGGCGTGAGTTTGCTGTTATTTTATAGTTGATAGTGTTCCAGTAGATTTTCTTCTTGTCATCCCCCTTACGCTTCTCAAATACTTTTTCACGATAATACAGCGTAGGGAAAGCGCCTGATGAGGTGATCTTTACTAGTGGGGTAATACCCGCTGCTGCTAGTGTGTCTACATGGGTCGAAGACATAATACAGCGGCCTGTGTTTGTATCTGGGGTGAAGGTGCCCACACTGGTGTCTCCTCCTGTGATCGCGCTGACGATATTGGCGGCCAGCGCATCGGCATCCCCCCCGTCTGTCTCCGCTGTAGTTACCCCATCGAACGTGACCCTAACATGTTCACCGGCACTTCCCAATGACTGCTTGACATGAATCAGTGCTGTGTTTTTAGCCGCAGCTTTGACTTTAGACTTCATCGCTACCGTCTTGTCCCGGTTCACAACGAACGTAACGTCTCCAATAGTTTGGAAGCGATACGAGGAAGCGGTAGAAGACGATAAGTAATCGTAAGCAGACTTACTAAGCTTTACCCCTTTCTCGTTGACCTTACCGGAAGCTGTGGCAGTAACGAGATCGGCAGCCCGCATACGGGCCCCTTGTGGGTCTGCGGAGTTGACCCCTATCATGTAGCGCTCAGTAGGATCTCTATCTACCCAGTGGATGGCCGGGTCGTGTGCAGTAGACCAGTTTGTAGAGATACCCGTTACGCCTGAACCGGGGCTATACTCAAGATAGCCGTGATGCTCTAACGGCGGCCTCTTCATCAATCCCTCTACCAGGGAGGGCCAAGCATTATCCAGATTCTTACACTGGGATATCCTCTTGAGGCTATCGGGCTGCTGGGAGATACCCCCTGTAAGGGTAGGGATTGATTGGGAGATAATAACCATTAGATAGAATTAGGCTGACCAGTTCGGTTGATTACCCGGTAGACATCCCAGTGGTCGAAGATGGTGTTATCTGCCATCTCTGCGTCCCAGTTACGGACGGCCACCAGGGCTTGATGTTCTGAGATCATATTGAAGGAGTGAGGCCCTGACTGATTACTGCCTGCTCCTACGGTTCTATCGCAAAAGATCCTACCAGCCCGCATAGCTATGTAGGTCTTGATAGGTTGTGGTAGCTCATCCCAGTCCAGCCCGTAGATCACGGTAGCCTTTACGGTCTGAGTAAACTCATAGGTGTGTTCCTTCTTGTCGTAGAGTCTGTTACCCCGCTGGACTGGATCAATGTATGAGGATGTTGTAGAGCTAGTGTCTGTGGAGTTTGCTGGCTCTACATCAACGCGAAGGACGTTGTTGCCTAGGTAGATATACTTGGAATCATCAGGCACCAGGGAGACTTCATACTCTCTGTTGTAGTGCCACCCACCGGACTGCACTTCTCTACTGACCTCGTCAAGTGTTGACTCAGCCATGGCAACGTCTGCCGAAGTTGATCCTGATAACGAGCTAACGGGGCTGGCCCCGATCATAGCCAGCATGCTATTGACCGCTTCAATCCGAGTGGTGGTATTCATTTCTAATAACCAGGGCGAGGCCGTGGCTTAGGCTTTGGTTTTGGCTTCTTTTTCTTCATTACTAAAAAAGCGGAGAGAACACTATCGCGCTCTCCCCGCCTCATAAAACATACGATCCTACTTTATGCGACTGCTTCGATCATTGCAACGCATTCGGGGCGGAGTCCGCCGTGGCCTACAGCCATCTTACCGACCATCAGGGTGCCCTGACGGGCGATGAGATACTCTGATTCCATCGTTACGTCCTTGAGCTTGACCGTGCCTACCGCTTCTGGGTGCCAGCACAGCGCAATGGTATCCGTCCAGTTTCCGTGGTAGTCATTGTTCTGACCGTCCCACGCCTTGACGTTGGCGGCTCCAGCGTCCAGCGACCTATCGAGGATAGGCAGGTGAGGAGTCTTCACAACCGTCATACCGGCACACTTGACAACGAAGTTCTCCGCCAAGTTACCATTCCCGCCACCAGTGTAGTCCCGGTGGACGAGGGAGCTACCAAGGCTACCTGCCGTGGTTGCTTCAGAGTCCTTCAGGAGCTTGTTGTATTCCCGTGGACGGACGAAAACGTAGCGTTCGTCTTCAGGAACATAGCGCTCATCGAAGCCCTGCGCTGCCTCGTAGATGGAGTCGATGATCTGCTTCGACGTATTAGCCGACATTGTGCCGTTCGATGTCTTCAGCTTCTGAGAAGACTGGAAAGGATCGGCTGCGCTTGTGTTGCCGAGTGCCGATGTCAGTGCGGCCTCAAAGACCGCCTTATCATATGCAAAGGCAAGTGCCCTGCCAATTTCCTTACTAAAAGGGCCGCGATAATCGTAATGCGATTTTGCGAGGTCCAGGTCATCAATGAAACAGGTGCTGATGAGCAGATCATCAATGTTGATGGTCTTCTCCGCTACCTGCACAAGGCCAAGAGCCCCAGGGGTAACGTCCGCCGCGCCTTTATTCTGCGCCTGCGCGTTATCCTCCAGGATATTGGTACCTGGCTTGAAGTATTGCGCTGTGTTACGTCCCGTGAATGGGAATTGCGCTGTCTTCCCGCTTGAGATGTTCCTTACCCGATGCTTGCCATCGGTTACGGTGTAGCGTTCGAAACTTGAAAACACTTCGCCACCGAAGATTTTCAAGAACATCGCGTTGTCGGTTGCGAACGTGCCGTTCCACGCTCCGGTGGTGTTTTGGATTGAGCCACCAAGACTCAGTTTACTAACAGATGCCATGATTTATTTTCCTATAAAGAGGAACAAAGAAATAGTCTAAAAAACGAGTGTTCCGTTTCGACTGTCTCTAGGTTATCCCTCGTAAGGGGCCTAAATCGAATTAGGGACTTTCACAGTGTATCACTAAAAGCTAGACGAATTCTTCAATTTCTGAATTACTTCCTGGCGATACGCCGGATCCCTTTCATAGCGGGGATCGTTCATAGCCTGTGTTACCTGCGCGGTGCTAGTAAAGGCTCCCACTCCTGAAGTAGTCACGGAGCCCTGCACAAGTTGCTTAGGAGTGTTATCACCCTCCGCAGCCATGAAGCGGGCGTGTAGGCCACGGATCGCCATCCTAGAGATATCAGCATTAGAACTTTCTACTGCCTCATTATAGGCCGCAATCTCTGCATCCCCTAAAGAAGACACCGCCCACTCTGTCATAGCTTCGTAGGCCTTTTCGCCGCCTACCTCTGTATACATTGCGGAGGTCTGGCGGTCTTGAAGGGCTGCCATACCGGCGGCATATTGTGCCACTAGTTCCCGGCTGACTCCCATACCTTCTAGCTCCTTATAGTCCGTATCATTCAAGCCATCCCCGTAATACTTCTCACTATACTTTTGCAGCGTTTCAGTAGTCAGGGTAGAGGACTCTGTGGATTCCCCTTCAGTCCCTGAAGACATCTTCTGCTCTAGCTCGCTATAAGCTGTCGCTAAGTCTTCCGGGCTAGAGAACTTTTCAGGCAACCACTCAGGCTTTTCTACAATCTGAGTTTCTGCGTTCGGGTCTACAGAGGGAGCAGCCTGATCGTTGCTTGGCCCTCCTCCCATTTCAATTCTTTCTACCATTTATAGTTCCTCTCCTTGGGAGGCTTCAGTAATGCTGTCACCAGCGGCCTTAGCAAGCGGCCCCGCGACTTGCGGAGCTACAGCCTGCATCATTTGATCTTGTTGGGCTGCCTGCATCTCTTGCATCATCTCTTCCTCAGTCTTGATAAGACCTGTAGCGTCAATGGACAGTGCGGCAGCACGCCTTCGTAGGTATTCATCTTGGCGTAGGACTCGCAGAGATTCAGGACCAAGCACCTGAGCCATGCCCGCCACAAACGTGTCAAGCCTTGCAAGATCCTGGCCCCGTGCTAGTTGATCCATACCAACCGTTACTGTGGGGCTCACGTATTTATCTGGAACCTTGGGGAGCTTCTTAGCTTTAGTCATGCGGGCCATTACCCGGCGGACCAGAGGCAAACTAAACTCCTGGGATAGCACTGAGTAAAGCCCGCCAAGGCTACGCTCCACTGCCGCAGAGACTAGGCGAACCTCTTCAGCGGTTACTCGCTCCGCCTTACGGATAGCAGTCTCTGCCAAGAGGAAGGCGTAGTTGAGGCGCTCACTGATTTGGTTCATAGTTTCCAGGGCTACCCGGAAGTCTGCGAACTTGTTCATCTGTAAGACAGTAACGTCTTGTGAGTTGCCAGAAATAATAGCGCCATTGCTAGAGCGGGCTACATCACGGGGGCGGGTGGTGCCGTTAGGGCTGCACATAAACAGCACCTTAGCAGCGGCGGCAGAGCCTTCAGTGATGGCCCTAGAAAGTCCTTCAAGGGATTGAAGATCCCCATAGTATTCTTCTACATAGCCGCGACCGAAGGGACTGCCCTGTTCAGCGACAAAGCGCAAAGCAAAGAAAGGACTTTCTTCTTGCTTATACTTGCCCTCACTGCCTGGGATAGTGTGATCGTATATTTCTTGATGCACATGAACATACCCGCTATCCCAGGTAGCCACTGTGTATAGCTCGCAGGAACTCTTATCAGTAGCTGAGTGTTCAAGGGTTGAGAGAAACTCCTGCACATCCTTCGGTAGAGTCTCCGGCGCTACGTCTTCCTTGATTACAATCTGACGCAGGTTTCCCATAGGGTCACGCTGTGCCACATAGCGGTCTAAACGGAAGACCCTCATGCCGCCCTTTTCGGGGACATGGAGGAGGACATTACCCGCTACGATTAGCTGCTTCAGCGCTTCTGATAACGCTACCCGGAAGGAGTTGATTTCGATCTCCTTCATAACTGACCTCTCGATCTTACCTAATGCGGCATCAATCTCTGCCTTGGCTCCAGGCACTCCTTCAATCTCATCAAGTGCTGACTCATCTAGGAGCAGGCGGAAGAAGGGCTGGTTAGGGGGGAGAAGAGATAGAAGAAGGGCAGAGCTTAGATTAGTTACACCCCTCGCACCTACTGATTGGTAGGGAGTATCATAAACCGTAGACCCGTTATCTCCATCATCAGGGAGGAGAGTAGGGATGGTGAGCTTTGCACAGTCCCGGCCCCTGTTCAGGTAGGGGGTTCGGTCTACTTCCAGCTTGGCGTATAGGGCGCGGGCTTGCATGTTATTAGGTAGGGGTGTTGATACGTGGGTTAGTCAGCGGAATAGTAAGGGCAGCTTTGCCGCGTCTACGTCGCTGTCCTGAAGCGCTTACACCCGCAGCCCGTGGATTCCTTAGCTTCTTATCAGTCGATAGGGTAGGTGTAGGGG